GAGCTTGTGCAGACGGTGGTGGTCACCGGGGTTCAGGCCACGGGGTTTGTCGGGACGGTTACCGTTACTGGCGGCGCTACCATAATTCCCACTGGCGTTCAAGCCCTTGGGCTGGTAGGATACGTAAACGTCTGGGGGCTCGTCCCAACCCCGCAAGTTCCAAATTGGGGGACCATCGTAGATGTGCAAACACCAGCCTGGGTCCAAGTGCCAAACACGCAATCGTCTGGATGGGTTTTGATCCCGGACACGCAAACGCCAGTGTGGAACACAGTCAGCAACACGCAGAGCCCAAATTGGCAACAGATAGTCAACTGAGGTAAGAGATGCCTTCAACCTATACCAGCAGCCTGCGGTTTGTGCTTCCTGCGACCGGGGAACTGTCCAATACTTGGGGCACGGTGTTTAACGCCGGGGCAACCTCGCTGATTGACGCATCTATTGCGGGAACTGCCAGCATCACGATGACGGCAGCTAACTACACGCTGTCTAACGCCAACGGAGTAGCAGACGAAGCACGGGCCATGTTCCTTGTCCTTGGTGGGACGCCTGGGGCCTCGTACCAAGTTATCTGCCCAGCAGTCAGCAAACTGTACTTTGTCACCAATAACACTGGGTTTGCTCAGACTGTTAAAACGTCTGGGGGCTCGGGTATTTCTGTGCCCAATGGGGCAAAAATTGCGTTGAGGTGCGATGGCACAAACGTAGTAGAAGCACTGAGCTATGTAGGTTCCCTGACGCTTGGCTCCCCACTTGCAGTTAGTTCAGGCGGTACTGGCGCAGCCACGTTTACAGCCAACAACGTGCTTTTGGGTAATGGCACTTCTGCTTTCCAAGTTGTAGCCCCTGGAGCCAACGGAAACATCCTTACCAGTAACGGAACTACATGGCAATCTACAACTCCTAGCACGACTGTTGCCAGTATCTCTTTTGGTACAACTGGGTTAACTCCAAACACAGCAACGACAGGTGCAGTTTCTGTTGCGGGTACGCTTGTCCCTGCAAATGGTGGCACAGGTGTAGCTAATAACGCCGCAAATACGATCACGTTCTCTGGTGCGTTTGGCATCACGATGACGCTGACCAATACCACGGCCATCACGTTCCCGACTACTGGAACTTTGGCTACGCTGGCTGGCACAGAGACGTTTACAAACAAGCGCATTACTCAGCGCGTCAACTCCATCGCTGACGCTGCCACGATCACTCCTACGGGTGATTCTTCAGATCAGTACAACGTCACTGCTCTTGCGCAGTCCGCGACGATTGCAGCACCTTCTGGTACCCCTACAAGTGGGCAGAAACTGATCTTGCGTATCAAAGACAACGGCTCTGCCAGAGCGCTGACTTGGACGATATCATCTGGTGGTTACCGCGTAATTGGTGTTACGTTACCCTCCACAACAGTGTCGGGGAAGACTTCTTACATTGGTTGCATCTACAACTCTGATGCAGTTTTCTGGGACGTTGTTGCTGTCACAACGGAGGTTTAATGATCAAGATTGACTTTGAGTTTGACACGCCTTATGGGGTGTTTCGGGATGCACTGTGGCTGCCGGAAAGTCATAGCTATACGGGCGCAGAAATCCAAGCCATGAAAGAGCAGCGGCGGGACAACTGGCTAGCCATTGTCAGCGCACCTCCCGTTGATCAGCCCCAGGAGGGCTAAATGGCCGATAGGTACTGGGTAGGCGGTACAGCGGCGTGGGACGGAACTGCTGGTACTAAGTGGTCCACTACGTCTGGTGGTGGCGGCGGAGCGTCTGTCCCGACGAGCGCTGACGCCGTATTCTTCACCAACCTGTCTACCGGTACTTGCACGATCTCTGCAGGCAACACCGGGGCATTGTCAATTGATTGCACGGGGTTCACGGGAACGCTGACGCATAGCGCAGCAATTACCGTTGCCGGTAGCGTCACGCTTGTTGCGGGGATGACGTTTAACGCTAGTGCAAATGCGTTTACGTTTACAGGCACTGGGACGCTTACAACTGCAGGAAAAACATTTTCAAGAGTTGTAGTTACTGGTTCAGGCATAACCTTTGGGCTTGGAGACGCATTAACAGTCTTTGGAGGCTCAAACACACTAACAAATACCTTTGTTTCTGTCACACAAGGAACTTTTAATACAAACAACTTTAATATAACTTGTAACGAAACAAATGCTAGCGCTAGTTTTTCTGGGTCTGGAACACTTACTCGTACTATAAATTTAGGTTCTTCTACTATTACTACTGCGTCTGGTGCGCCCGTTGATTTTACAACAGTCACAAACCTAACATTTAACGCCGGAACATCTACGTTTGTTTGCTCAAATTCAAACCCTACGTTTGGCGGCGCGGGGCTAACTTTTTATAACGTATCCTTTACAAACACATCTGCTGGAACTACGCCAATAACCGGCACAAACACCTTCAACAACCTTACCGTCACCGCGCCATCTGCTGCAGGTGTACGGCAGGTCACGTTTGCTGCCAACCAGACATTTAGCGGGGCCCTTGGCACCACAGGAACAGCAGGTAACTGTAGAGTTTGGTTCAGGTCTGAAACCTACGGTATCGCAAGAACACTGACCATCAACTCTGCGCCGAGCCTGACAGACGCAGACTTCCGTGATCTTTACGTCATTGGCACTGCCGCCCCTATCAGTGGCACCCGTATAGGCGATCTACGGGGCATCAGAGGCATCACTGCCAGCGCTCCCAAGACGGTGTACTGGAACCTTGCTGGAGGCGGTAACTGGTCTGCTACGGCCTGGGCGGCATCTTCTGGTGGTGGGGTAAGCACAGACAACCACCCCCTAGCTCAAGACACTGCCATCATTGAGAACGCGGGGCTGAATACGTCAGCTACGGTGACGCTGGATAGCGCGGTAGCGTATTTTGGCTCTATCAATATGTCTACGCGCACAAACGCGATGACGTTGAGTGCGGGAGCAGCACAGACTATTTACGGGAACTGGACTAATGGTAGCGGCACCACATTAAGCGGTGCGCAGACACTTACGCTTTCTGGTCGCAACACACAGACGATTACAAGTGCTGGCAAGACATTTGCGGGATCAATAACGGTTGATTCATACGGTGGCGCTGTTGAACTTGCTGATGCGTTGACAGTTAGTTCGTCATTTGTACTGGCAATAACAAACGGCGGGCTGGACACAAAAGGATTCAATGTAACTGCCGGTCAGTTGTCATCATCAAACTCTAACGTTCGGTCAATAACGTTAGGCGCAAGCACGGTAACTCTTATAAATGCCACCAATCCGGTGCTGCTTACAACTTCAACCAACCTAACGTTATCAGCAGGCACTTCACAAATTACCATGTCTGCAACGTCTGCATCCACATTTGCAGGCGGTGGGTTGACGTTCTACAACGTGTCGTTTACTGGCACGACAGCAATAACAAATGCAATTTCTGGCGCAAACACGTTTAATAACGTAACAGCTACCGCTTCCGCTGCCACAGGTGTGATGCAGCTTACGTTGAGCGCAAACCAGACAATCAACGGCACCCTGACTGTTGCAGGTGCGTCTCCAATTCGCCGAGTCTTTGTCCGATCAGACACGTTAGGCACCACCAGAACTCTGACGGTTGCTACGCTGTCCGCGACAGACTGCGACTTCCGCGACATCACAATTGCTGGTGCTGCAGCAGGATCAAGCCCTACACGCGCAGGCGACTGCGGGGGCAACACAGGCATCACGTTCCCGGCAACCAAGACGGTCTATTGGAACCTTGCGGGCACGCAGAACTGGAGTGCTACAGGCTGGGCACCATCGTCAGGCGGCACGGTAGACATCAATCAGTTCCCCCTAGCTCAAGACACAGCAGTCTTTGATAACGCCGGTTCTGCGGGGACGGTCACCATAGATCAGGCGTGGAACATTGGTACGTTGGATGCGTCGGCGCGAACAAGCGCTGTAACTTTAGGTTTTAGCCAGAGCGCAAACATCTATGGCAATTTGACATTAGGTTCTGGAATAAGTTTTACAGGCAGCAGCAATCAATTATTTCTTGGGCGCGGTACACAAACAATTACATCCGCTGGTAAAACTTTACCATGCCAAATAACTGTTGATACGGTATCAGGCACTGTGCAACTTGCTGATGCGTATACGTCAACATCAGCAATACAATTAAATAGTGGCACCTTTGATGCGGTTACTTATAACGTAACACTATCGTTTTTTTCAGGCACCGGCGTAACCACCGCACGAACCCTAAAAATGGGTTCTGGCACATGGACTTTGACCGGCGCTGCGCCATTTCCAACTGTTGTGTGGGATTTAAGCACAACTACTGGCTTTACCCTTTATAAAGGCACCGCAAATATCGTACTGTCTGATACAACCACAGGCGCACGTACATTTACGGGGGGTGGGCAGTCGTATAACAAACTTACCATCGGCGGCACAACCGGCATATCTACGCTTACCATCAACGGAAACAATCAATTCACCGAGCTTGCCAGCACAAAGACCGTAGCCCACACCATCGCGCTTGGCATAACAACACAAACGGTTGGCGCTTGGACGGTTACAGGCACGGTAGGTAACGTAGTCACAGTGTCTGGCACAGGGATCTCACTCGTAGGTAGTCGTGTTTCCGGCGTTGACTATCTTGCACTTGGCGCAGTCACTATTTCTGCCACCAGCACAGGCGAGTTTTACGCAGGGGCGAACTCCACAGGTGGTACGAACGCGATTCTGACTGCTGCTCCTGCTGCTGTAACGCGTTACTGGGTAGGTGGTACGGGCACTTGGGACGCAACGACTACAACCAACTGGTCGGCAACTTCTGGTGGCGGCGGCGGTGCTTCTGTTCCAACATCTGCAGATGCGGTAGTCTTTAACTCAGCATCAAACGCCACGGCCTACACGGTCACTTGCACGGCTACGCAGCTTCGTTGTGGCTCACTGACGATGGCAGGCCCCGCATCGGGTAACGTTACCTGGGCAGGTACTGCACCGCTGGCTATCCACGGAAACGTGACGCTCCCTGCTACTGGGTTGACTAATTCGTATGGCGGCAACATAACCCTTAGTAGTAGTTCTACTGGATTGACGTTTACAACAAATGGTGTGACGTTGGCGTCAGGTATTACAGTTAACGGAGTGAATTGCAGTTGGAGTCTTGGCAGCGCTTTGACTCTTAGCAGTGTAGCGGTTTCTGTAACAAACGGCTCATTAAATCTTGCAACATACAATTTAACCGCTGATTCAATTGGTTCAAATACTGCAAACTCACGCACTATAAACTTGGGCACTGGGACAATAACACTGTCAGGCTCTGCGGGATTTAATTTAGGGACTACAGAAACAAACAGGGCCAACCTAACACTTACAGCAAGCACTTCTCAGCTTAATTTGTCGTCAGGTGGGGCTGTCGCATTGTCCGGCAACAACCAAACGTTTAATAACGTAAGTTTTACTAACGCCAGCGCACATACACTTACTATTAACGGCTCAAACAGTTACAACAATTTGTCGTTTACAGGGATTACTTCTGCGGCTGGTTTCAAGAACATCTCTGTTACTGGCAACCAAACGGTGACTGGCACACTGACTTGTTCTGCAGGTACAGACGCCACGATGCGTCACTTCATCCAGTCAAACACCTTTGGCACAACGCGCACCATCACTGCCGCAGCCGTCAGCCTGACGGATGTGGACTTCCGGGACATTACCATCGCTGGTGCAGCGGCTCCAGCTACAGGCACTCGGTTGAGTGACTGCAAGGGCAACAGCGGTATCACGTTCACTGCTGCGGCTAACAAGTATTGGAACCTTGCTGCTGGTGGGAACTGGGGCGGAGCTATTGCCTGGGCTACCAGCAGTGGTGGATCACCCGCAATCAACAACTTCCCTCTGGCGCAGGACACAGCGTTCATTGAGAACACGGGCCTGAACGCTAGCGCTACGATCACGATCAACGCCGCATACAACATTGGCACGTTAAATATGTCTAGCCGTACAACGGCCATGACGCTTGCAACTAGCGCAAACCCAGTTATTTACGGCAACTGGGTGAACGGCACAGGCGTAACGCCATCAGGCACAAACACCATCACATTTTCTGGGCGTACAAGCCAAACGCTGACTAATGCGGGAAGGACATTTACGCAGGGCATCACGGTAGATTCACCATCCGGCACGTTGACGCTTCAAGATTCGTTTATCACCGACCGAACAGCCACTGGTGCGCTGACGGTAACCAACGGCACATTTGACGCTGCCACACACAACGTTACGCTAAGCGGCGCGGCTTCTACGTTCTCATCTAGCAACTCCAACACGCGCACGATTGCGGTTGGGTCGGGTACGTGGACGCTTGCTGGGTCAGGAACGGCCTGGGATGCAACAACCACCACTGGTCTAACCGTCACAGGCACTGGCACGATCACCCTTACATCTGCCTCGTCTAAGACCTTTGCGGGTGGCGGTGCGGCCTACACCAACATCACGGTTAACCAAGGCGGTGCGGGTGCGTTGACCATTACTGGCAACAACACCCTTAAAGATATCACCAACACCTACAAGGGTACGGGTGCTACGTCAATTGCTCTGGGTGCCACAACACAGCGTGTATCGCAGTGGACGGGCGCTGGTGAAGCCTTACGCATATTGACTTTGTCAGGCACATCAGCAGCAAGCTCTGCTACGCTGATCCTCACGGGCACAACAAAGCCTAATGTGGACTATCTGTCCATAGCTAACGTCCGTGCATACAGTCTAGACACGACTTGGTATGCTGGCGCAAACTCTACAAACAATGGCTCGCTAGGCTGGTACTTTGAAACACTATCAACAGCCACAGGAAACTTCTTCTTCCTTTTGAGGTAAAACTCAACATCCTAGAACTCTAGTAGCAAAGTAACAGCCATGAACTTCGATGCCGCTTTTGATCTGTTGCTGAAGCACGAGGGGGGCTTCAGTGACCACGCTACCGACTCTGGTGGCAAGACCCGTTTTGGCATCACAGAGGCTGTAGCTCGTGAAGTGGGGTACCGTGGAGACATGCGTGAACTTCCTCTGGATCTTGCCAAGCGCATCTACAAGGATAAGTACTGGGACACGGTCAAGGCCGAGCAGCTACCCGCCGCAGCCCGGTATTCTGTCTTTGACGCTGCGGTAAACTCCGGCCCAAGCCAGTCCGCCAAATGGCTCCAGCGAGCGCTTGGAGTCAAGGACGACGGTGTGATTGGCCCTCAAACCCTTGCTGCAGCTAACGCAGCAAACCCCGATGCCCTGAAGATGCGGATGCTAGGTCAGCGTCTCAGGTTCATGGCAGGCTTGACCAACTGGCCTGCTTTTTCTCGTGGTTGGGCGATCAGAATCGCCTCTTTAATGGAGTAACACATGAACGCAACGATTATTCAAGCACTGGTTCGTCACATACTTACCGCTATTGCGGGGGGTTTTGCTGTCAGATACGGCGTGGAGGGCGGTACGATGGACGCCATCATCTCTGGCGCGTCCGCACTTGCAGGCTTGGGTTGGTCTGTTTACGACAAAAAGAAGCAGTAAATAAGTTCAGGGGTTGCCATGCCGCTTAAAAAATTGCAACTCAAACCTGGGGTTAACCGCGAGAACACGCGGTACACAGTGAAGGCGGCTGGTACTCCTGCGACAAAATTCGTTTTCGCCAAGGCACACCCGAAAAGATTGGTGGCTGGCAGCGGATATCGACAAATAACTACAACGGCATATGCCGCGCTCTTTGGCAGTGGGCAACCCTTGCGGGTATTCCATACCTCGGCGTTGGGACCAACACAAAGTATTACATTGCCTACGGCGGTGCGTACTATGACATCACACCTGTTGTTTCAACTGTCACACTGACAAACCCTTTCACAACCATTGCTGGTTCAGCAACGGTCACAGTTACTGATGTGGCCCACGGCGCTACCACAGGCACGTTTGTTACTTTTTCCGGCGCAACTGCGGTTGGTGGCTTGACACTTAATGATGAGTATCAAATCACGGTCATTGACGTAGATACCTATACCATAACGGCATCTAGTACTGCTTCATCTCCTGCTACGGGCGGCGGTACAGTTACAGCGGCGTATCAACTTAGCGCAGGTACTGAGATTGCGGTAGCACTTTCTGGTTGGGGTGCAGGGCCAGGGGGGTTTGGTGTTTGGGGGGTTGGGGCGGCTACAACAAATTCAATCCGTATTTGGAACCACCAGAACTTTGGCGAAGATCTTATATACGCCCCAAAAGGCGGGGCGCTGTATTATTGGGAAGCATCTTTGGGGCTTAGCACACGAGGAGTGGCGCTAAATTCTTTATCCGGCGCATCTGACGTTCCTACTACCCAAACGCTATTCCTAGTCTCTGACACTTCTCGTTTTGTGCTGGCGTTCGGCTGTAATGACTATGGATCAGCAGATATTGACCCCATGCTGATCCGCTGGTCTGATCAGGAAAGCGCAGTGAACTGGACCCCTGCGGCTACTAATCAAGCGGGCAGTTTGCGTATCTCCCACGGGTCAAAGATCGAAGCGGTGCTGCAGACTCGACAAGAAATTCTGATCTGGAGCGACACATCTTTGTATGGCCTCCAGTATATCGGCCCCCCTATTGTTTGGGGGGCGCAGCTTCTTACCGACAACGTCTCCATCATCAGTGATCGTGCGATGGCTATAGCCTCGGGTGTAACTTACTGGATGGGTGAAGACAAGTTCTACAGCTACGATGGTCGCGTAAACACGCTGAACTGTGACTTGCGGCAATATGTGTTTAGTGACATTAACACCAGTCAATACGCGCAAGTCTGCGCGGGTACTAACGAACAATTCAACGAGGTGTGGTGGTTTTACTGCTCTTCAAACAGCACACTTATGGATAGATATGTTGTGTACAACTACCTTGAAAAGGTTTGGTATTACGGGAACCTAGGGCGGACTGCTTGGACGGATATTGGTGTCACGTCAGATTTTCCAGTAGCCGCTACTTACTCCACAAACTTAGTTCAACACGAAATCGGCAACGACGACAACACCACGGCTTCAACGCTCCCAATTGAGGCTTATGTCACTTCGTCCGAGTTTGACATTGACGACGGGGATCGGTTCGGGTTTATCTGGCGCATCCTGCCAGATGTAACTTTCCGTGGGTCAAGCGCCGCCTCCCCCAGCGCGACCATGACGTTGCTGCCCTTACAGAACTCAGGCTCCGGCTACAACAACCCTGCGTCTGTTGCTGGGTCAGACAGCGGCGTGGTGACTCGCACGGCGACTGTTCCAATTGAAGAATTTACTGGGCAGGTAAACATCCGAGTGCGTGGACGGCAGATGTCTATTAAGATGGCCTCAGACGGGGTGGGAGTGCAGTGGCAGCTAGGGTCTCCACGGATTGACATCCGGCCTGATGGGCGTAAGTCATGAGTGTTTGGTCAACAATCCTTAAGCGCTTCCGTGCGCCGCCGTTGCCAAAACCGACGATCCAGTACGAGTCAACTTATTTTGACAACCTTGTCAACGTCTTGCGGTTGTACTTTAACCAACTGGATGACTTACTGGAGCAGATTGTGGCAACTACAGGAAGCGTAATCCCCATCTCTATCGGCGGGACAAACGTCGATGCGTTCGGGCGACTACGAACCAGCGCACCGTACACGATATTTGATTCTCAAAACCGCTACGCAATCGACAATCAGTTTGACACCAGCACAGCCACTGGGGGCTCAACAACGTACCTGCCCAACGAATCATCGGTGCGGATGGATGTCACCACTTCTAGTGGTTCTGAAGTTGTAAGGCAGACTTACAGGTGCATGCCATACCAGCCGGGTAAAGGTCTGCTGCTGCTGGCTACGTTCGTGATGAACACCGCCAAGACGGGGCTTCGCCAGCGGGTGGGGTACTTTGGAACCCAGAACGGCGTATTTCTCCAACAGAACGACAGTACCGTGTCGTTTGTTTTGAGGTCTTACATCTCAGGTGCTGTCAGCGATGCGCGGACGGTCAACCAAGCGGATTGGAACGGCGACAAACTTAATGGCACTGGAGCCTCTGGATACACCCTGGATCTGACCAAAGCACAAATTTTGTGGATGGACTTTGAGTGGCTTGGCGTTGGCTCTGTTCGTTGCGGGTTCATCATCGATGGCAATTACATCGTCTGCCACACTTTTGAGAATGCAAACGACATCACTTCTGTGTACATGACCACGGCCATTCTGCCGGTTAGGTATGAGATTACAAACACCGCAGCAACCGCAAGCGCTTCATCCTTGAAGCAGATCTGCTCCTCGGTGGTTTCAGAAGGCGGGTACGAGCAGACATCCATTGAGCACGTGGCCCGCAGGACAACGACCAAAACTTCAATTGGTACGACATTTCTTCCTCTGGTGTCCATCCGGCTGGCTTCCACCGCGCTAAACGCAGTGGTGCTGCCTGTAAAATTTAACGTGATGCCGACCTCAACGGGGGATGACTTTGAAGTTATCCTGGCAAAGAACAGCACGGGATTGACCTCGGCCTCTTGGGCTGCGGTCTCAAGTGATGCCAACGTGGAGCAGGACACTTCTGCCACGGCCATGACAGTAGGCACCATCGTAGATATCCAGTACGTGAAGTCCACCAACCAGTCCAGCGGGGTGATCAATCAACCTGCGGTGTACAACTGGGATCTTCAGTTGGGCTCCTCCTTGACTGGTACGAGTGACATCTATACGCTGGGCGTCCGGGTGCTGTCGGGCTCTGCCGGTGCGGCCATCGGGTCTCTGACCTTCTACGATTTGACGCAGTAATAGATTAGCCGATGATCACTAGACTCCAAACCGAAGAAGAACTTGAACAGCAGCCTGGGGGCGCTGGTGGGCTTTTGTCTTTGTTGCCATCAAATTGGGGCGTTGCTAACGGGGGTTATGATGACCCCTATGAAAAGATTCGTTGGTTTAATCAAAACCAAATTACACCAGATCAAATTCTTGCCGTAGACCCGCTGGCTAATATTGATTGGATGCTTGCC